AAGACATCAACTAAATAGAAGAATAAAGGGTACTTAGTTTTATACTATGGCAAAACTTTTTGGTTTTTCTATTGACGACAAACAGAATAAATCACCTTCGGTTATCTCCCCCGTTCCTGAAACTAATCAGGACGGGGTTGATAACTATATTTCTAGTGGATTCTATGGTCAATATGTCGATATTGAAGGTGTATATCGAACAGAGCATGATTTAATTAAAAGATATAGAGAAATGGCACTGCACCCAGAGTGTGACGGTGCTATTGAAGACGTTGTTAATGAAGCAATCGTTAGCGATCTTTATGATTCTCCAGTAGAGATCGAACTTTCTAATCTTAATGCAAGCGACAATCTTAAGGCTAAGATTAGAGCAGAGTTCAAATATCTCAAAGAAATTTTAGACTTCGATCGCAAATCGCACGAAATATTCCGCAACTGGTATGTTGATGGTAGAGTATATTATCTGAAAGTTATTGACATGAAGAATCCCCAAGCAGGGATTCAAGAATTGAGATATATTGATCCCCTAAAGATCAAATATATTCGTCAAGAAAAGAAGAAGGCTGGCAATCAATTAGATACTGGTTATGCCAGGATTAATGGGAAGAGTGAAGACGTTTTAAATGGTCCCGAATTCGAAGAGTATTTTCAATATACACCTTCACCAAGTTATCCAACTTCCGCGATGGCAGCATCGCGTGGTGGAGCAAAGGCAGTAAAGATTGCAAAAGATTCAGTCACATACTGCACTTCTGGTCTTGTAGATAGAAATAAGAATACTGTTCTTTCATATCTCCACAAAGCAATCAAGGCACTCAATCAACTGAGAATGATTGAAGATTCCTTGGTTATTTACAGACTTTCGAGAGCACCAGAACGTCGTATTTTCTATATTGACGTTGGCAATCTTCCTAAGGTAAAAGCAGAGCAATACCTCAAAGAGGTTATGTCTCGTTACAGAAATAAACTGGTTTATAACGCACAAACTGGTGAAGTTCGTGACGATCGTAAGTTTATGAGTATGCTTGAGGATTTCTGGCTCCCTCGCCGTGAAGGTGGTAGAGGAACTGAAATCACCACACTTCCTGGTGGTCAAAACCTTGGAGAACTTGCCGATATTGAGTATTTCCAAAAGAAACTCTACAGAGCACTTGGAGTTCCAGAATCAAGAATTGCTTCCGATGGAGGTTTCAACCTTGGTCGTTCTTCTGAGATTCTGAGAGACGAACTTAAGTTTGCTAAGTTTGTTGGTCGTCTGAGAAAGCGTTTTGCTCAGATGTTTAATGACATGCTGAGAACTCAATTGATTCTCAAGAATATTGTAACTCCCGAAGATTGGGAAGTTATGAGAGATCATATTCAGTATGACTTCTTGTATGATAATCAGTTTGCCGAACTTAAAGAATCCGAACTCGTTCAAAATAGACTTGGTATTTTAGCAACCATTGAACCTTACATTGGAAAGTATTATTCTACTGAATATGTAAGAAAGAGAGTCCTTCGTCAAACTGATCAAGAAATCATTGAGATCGATACTCAGATTGAAGACGAAATTCAAAAAGGAATCATTCCAGATCCATCAACAATCGATCCAATTACTGGTCAACCACTCCCACAACCAATGGATCCATCAATGCAAGGTGGAGACGGATCTGGTATGCAAGGTATGGGTGCTGACGCTATGGGAATGGGTCAAGTTCCACAAGAACCAGACCTCGAAGCGTCTGCAGCAAAAATTGATAGACAGTACTCAAGAGACACCAAAAAGGCTGAGTTATAAATATAGTATATTAACATATTGAATTTTTATGGACGACGTTATCGATTTGATCGCTACGGGTGGTTCGCCAAACGACATTAGCGACAAAATGAAAGAAATTCTGTATGCGAAAGCAGCAGAACGTATTGATATTGCAAGACCATATGTTGCTAATGCAATGTTTGGTCAAGAATTTGAATATCCTGAAGTTCAGGACGAATCTGAAGATGAAGTAGTTGATGAATACGAAACAGATACAGAAGAGGAATCTGAATAATGAAAATTATAGGAACTGCTGCTGCACTGTCTGGCACAACACAATTTACATCATCAACTGCGGTTTGGGTAGCAAATACTGATGCTACTACCCATAAAACAGTAACTCTCAGAAATTCCGATGATAATGCCGATTTAGGCACTTTAGTAGTTCCAGCATCTAGTGGAGTTGTAATTCATTTAGATGTAGGTCAGGGACTGAGAGGTGATTCTGCACTTACAGGAACCCAAGTAGACGCAAACTCAGGTAGATAACAATGAAACTTATCACAGAAGAAGTCACTAACGTAAAAATTATCACCGAAGGCACTGGTGCCGGAAAGAAGTTATACATTGAAGGTGTATTTCTTCAAGGTGAAATCAAGAACCGTAATGGGAGAATGTATCCCATTTCTACTCTTTCAAGAGAAGTTGATCGCTACTGCGAAAACTTCGTAAACAAGGGTCGTGCTCTTGGAGAACTCGGTCACCCTGATGGTCCTACCGTCAATCTTGACCGTGTTTCACACAAGATTACTTCTCTGGTCCAAGAAGGTAACAACTTCAAAGGAAAAGCTTGCATTCTTTCAACCCCCATGGGCAAGATTGCATCTTCTCTTCTCGATGAAGGAGTAATGCTTGGCGTTTCTTCTCGTGGTGTAGGTTCACTTCAGACCACAAGCGAAGGTCATAAAGTTGTCGGTGAAGATTTCCAGTTAGCAACTGCTGCTGATATCGTTGCCGATCCTTCCGCTCCTGACGCTTTTGTCAATGGGATCATGGAAGGAAAAGAGTGGGTTTGGGACGGAGGAATCCTTCGTGAACAACTCGCAGAACAAACAAAGAGACGTATTAATACTCTCGTTGATCAAAGAGCACTTGAAGAGCATAAGTTGAATTTATTCAACGAATTTCTCTCAAATCTTTGATTTATAAATAAATAAAGATTATTTAATTAATCACATATTCAAATGTCCGTTGGTAGCAATTTACAAGAAATGGAAAACGTAGTAACCAAAGGGGCTGCACCTGCCGAACCAATGAATGCTGCTGGCATTCCTGTTGAGGATCTCGGCGGTCCTACTCCCGAAAATTCAAACCCCCTTGATGATTCAAACGCACTCAGAACACCTGGTGCAACTCTGAAGCAAGTCAAAGATGTAGTCAACATGAGAGCTGCACGTGCTGAAGAGACTGAAGTTGATGAAGATCAGGAAGTAGTTTCCGAAGCAGAAGCAACCGAAGAAGAGGTTGTTTCCGAAGAGGAAGTAGCAGCTGACGAAGTTGTTGCCGAAGCGGACGAAACAGAAGAAGAACTCGTCGAAGAAGAAGGTATTGACATCGAAGCCGATGTTCAAGCACTTCTCGAAGGCGAAGAGCTCTCCGAAGAGTTCGAAGAAAAAGCACGTACAATTTTCGAAGCGGCAGTCAGAAGCAAAGTTGCAGAAATGCAAGAGTCTCTCCATGAGACTTATCAGAATGCCCTTGTCGAAGAAGTTGTTGCAATCAGAGAAGAACTCTCTGAGCGCCTCGACTCATATCTTGAGTACGTTGCTGACGAGTGGTTCCAAGAGAACGTACTCGCAGTTGAGCAAGGTCTCAAGAACGAAATCACTGAATCCTTCATCACTGGCATGAAGGGTCTTTTTGAAGAACATTATGTAACTATCCCTGACGAGAAATATGATGTACTTGAGAGCATGGTAGATAAACTAGATGAAATGGAAGGTAAACTCAACGAGCAGATCGAAAGAAACGTCGCTCTGAATCGTAGATTAGCCGAGTCAACCGCCGATGTAATCTTTGCAGAGGTATCTGAGGGTCTTGCAGACACTCAAAAGGACAAGCTCGCTACTCTCGCAGAAAATGTTGAGTTTGAAAGTGATTCAGACTATCGTGAGAAACTGGTAACTCTGAGAAAGTCTTACTTCCCAGAGCACGCTAGTACTCCAAAAAGCACCTCCGAGAATCTTTCAGAAGAGGTTTCTACCAATGAGGTAATTTCGGAAGAAGTTTCCCCAATGATGCAAGCCTATCTGCAGACTCTCTCCAGAGCTGCTAAAAAGTGATTTTTAGATCATAAACATTCAAACTAACTTTTTAAGAGGTTTAATTTCAAATGCATAGTTTCAATTCAGAAGCTCTGCAGGAGAAGTGGGCACCTATCCTTGACTATCAAGGAATGGATCCAATCAAGGATTCACACCGTAGAGCTGTCACCGCTGTCCTGCTTGAGAAC